ATATCATATAAATCATTCCAACTTTGTAATGAATGCTCTTCTGTCGGATTTAAGAAGTGTTCAATATCTTCTACACCCCGTGCGCGTAATAGTTGCTTTGTATAATCATCTGTTATTCTTGTTGTATCTTTTACATTATATTTCATGTCACAAAAATTCTCCCTTCGAGTAACTTCTCAAATACTTTCTGTCCTCTATCTGTTGGACTTTCTTTTAATTCTAATAAATTATTTCTATCATATATAAATGAAAATCTACAATAGTTCTTATATTTTTCACATATTGCTCTCAGCTTTTCATAATATATAGTTTGATTTTGTTTTTCTTCTTTATCAAAACAAATTACTATTTCACGCGGATGTGTTACTCGTAATAACAAATCAAGTTGATATTTATTGAATTGGCTACCACAAACCGCAACAGAACAATTCGGAAAAGAAAAAGATTCTGATTGAAGAACAAACTTTTCAGCTTCTCCAACATAACAAATTCCATAGTTTTTTATATTATTTTTATTATAATTTAATCCATATAAGTTTAAGCTCAATGGATGTGTATACCATTTATTTTGAATCTGCATCGGCATATACTTACCAAGCAGCTCTACTTCTTCCTTATTTAGCGCGCGCCCTCTAATTCCTACTAAATTACCATTATAATCATAGTGAGGAATAACAATTTTATTTTGACTAATTGAAAATCGTATATTATATTTATCCATCGTTTCTTTTGTGATTCCATCATTCAACCACTCAATTGGATACTTCTTCGTGAACATATCCATAAGACCTTTTGGATAAATCGGCAAAACTTTTTCTGCTTTTCGCGCGCGATAACGGTCTTTTAATGATTCATATGGTGAAGTATTTATGAAGTCTTGTTTTACATAAGTAGAACAATTTGTTACTACTTCATATATATCTTTAAACCAATCATATTCAATCTGGCGCGTTTCATAATAAGTTTTAAGAAACTTAAATATTGACATCGCGCCATCTTCTGTGTAGCACATAAACAAATGGCTATCACGATAATAATATAATTTCATCGACGCTTCTTCGGCGCTTGCATTATGACAAATAGTTGGAAAGATAATACAATCATCTTTTTCTATATAATTTACCGCGCCGAGTTGCTTCATTAAATTGATAACTGCTTCATCTTTTAAATTATTTATTATTCCTTTATAATCAATCACGTTTTATTCAACTCTTTCACTAATTTATTTATTTCTAAAAATTGTCCATCTTCCCAATTTGTGATTGTATCAATTCCATGAGTTTCAAAATCTACTATTGGACGAAACTGTGAATCGGTTATGAATAAATCTTCTTTTCTCAAAGTTCCTAAATCAATATAAGACCAAATTCTCGTTTGCGTAAAGCGCCCGCTTCTAATCTTATAAATATCAGTTACAAGATTCGGCTCTACATCAAGAATAAAGCCGCTCTTAATCATATCATCAGAAGTTAAAAACTCTAATTCTTCTTTTGTTGGGCGCGCCATAATAACACCAATATCAGCTTTATTAATTGTTGAGCGACCACCTGCAAGCGCGCCTTCATTTCTAATGTTTGTGTTATCATCACCCTTTGCATTTAACTGTGTAGATGACATAACAAATATGTTCTGTTCAACTGCTAAATCTTTTAGCGCGGTCGAGAACATTAATAATACTTCATCATTACGAAGATTAAAACCTTTAAATTCACCTAATAATGATGGGGAAATGAAGATATAATCATAAAAGACATATTCAACGCCCTTGGTTAAACAGTTCTCGCGCACAATATTCTTCACCAATTCAATTGTTGGATTCGGCATACGAACAATATTGAAGTTTTCACTATACTGCGCGACCAGCATATTTGCCTTTTTAATTATATCGGCTTCGCGCTCATTAAAATTACCATACTTAAATCTATCCTCATTGATACCAGTAAGATATGATAATATCATCAGCTGAATTTCATCAAAATTCTGTTCTGTTGCTATGAATAAAACTTTTTCATTATTTCCGACTTGTTCCCATTCGCAAGTTTCTTGATTATATCTAATCGGATAAGCTAAATAACACGCATCACCAACAGACTGTCGAGTTTTTGAAACACCCGAACCGCCGCTTCGTAAATAAAATTTACCTTTTCGCGCGCCAGTTACAACTTCATTAAATATCTTTCCTTGCAGCGGCATACCAATCATACCAATACCAGTCGCGATATTAACTAGCAAATCATCAAAGCCGTCTGCCGCGCTTCTTACTTCGGTCGCATCATTATTGATATATTCTTTTTCAACTTGTAGAATTTTACTTTTTAATTGAGAAACAATATCTTTGATTTCAAGTTCTTCAAATTTAGAATTAATCTCAAACGCATTTTTCTTTGTTAAATCTTCCATATAAAATTCAGATGTGTCAATACCCATCTTTTGGAAGTCGCGCAAAAGATTAATTTTCTTTAATTTTTTATAATAATAATCAAAGTTCCCTTCTTCTACAAAATCAATTATATCTTGAAGATATTCAATACCATTATTTTGTTCAAATGTTTTCTTTGCAACAGCATCCAAACTAAAACTATTTTCAATATCTACAATTTGAATTTTTTCCGCGCCGTTATCATGTAGCGTCTTTACACTTTGAAAGATAAGTTTCTCAAAACGAGAACTAAAATCTGTTATACTTAAACTATACTTATCAATTTCAGATAATATTTTTGGATTTTTTATAATTCCACCTAATACTTGTTGAATACAATTTTTATCAACCATCGTCTTCTCCTTCCAAAATATTACTAAAATCCATCTTTATTTCTTTTTTCTTCGATTTAGCTAATTTATATTGAACTTTATTTTCTTTCGGGCGCGCGAGTTCTTGCATTTGTTTTACAATTTCATTGAGCGCGCCTTCGCGTTCGATTTCGCGCTGTGTCCAATAATTTTTAGACTCTTCATAAATATAAGGAACAATACCTATACCACCATATCCTTTTTGCCAACTATCCTTCCCATTTTTATCATAATAATACTTTACTGCAAAAAAGATACCTTTAATTGTCATACCAGATTTTATAAATTGATTAATTTGCGCTTCAATCTTAAAATATTCATATGGAACTTTTAATACGCGTGACAAATAATCATAAATTAAATGACGATATTCTTCTTGGGTTTTTTCTTTCTTTACATCTTTTAAATCTGCATAACATAGTTTATGATAATAATAATTGCGACTTGGCATTATCCAATTATCTTTTCTTTTGTCAATCTCTTGTTTACAAACTCTACAAATCGGCATAAATTTACTCCTAATCTTTTCCTAATTATATTATACCATAAAATAGAATTTTTGTCAAATTTAAAAGAGCAGACCGAAATAGTCTGCTCTTTATGTTGTATTATGAAATTTTAAAGCATAGCCTTCATATCTTCAACAACAAGCTGAAGGAGGTCAACTTGGTCTTCTGTAAACTCAGATAGCCGCATCTTATGACCCATGTTAATCTCAACTTTCTTAAGAATAACGTTCGCGTTGTCTGGGTTTTTATCGACCAACTTCTGCCACAATTCGGACGCTTCTGCACGAACTGTTGCAAAATCTTTTACTTCTTCGACTTTCTGTTCAATCTTATCTACAACTTTAACTCCATCAACTCTTTCAGCTTCTTCAATCGCATTCGCAATAGCATTTACGAGTTCATTATAACCAAAAGGAATCTTCGGCGCAAGATATTTAAATCTGCTTCCCGCGAACAAAGTAGGAGTTTCTCTTGTATAAAGATAACGATGCTGCGTACCATTGGCATCATATTCACTACCAATATAACCAATAACGTCAACGAGACCATTACAAATCTCAGCCGCGCGCTTTGGCATATCAGGATAGATGATTTCCATTTCATCACCATCTGCGCTCTTTTCAATACGAGAGCTGTTATGGCAAATCAATACAACACCATAACCGAGCAATGTAATCTTACGAAGACTATTTTCAAATTCTTTCTTACAAGCAGTATAACCGCCGCCCCAAGGAATATCAGCGATTTTTTGTACACCATTTTGCTGGCATACAAAAGTTTCACACTGTTCCCAAGCAATAGAAATGGTATCAATAATAATTGTATCAAATCTTTCCTTTACTTCGGGACGTTCGAGCTGGCGCAATACCATTTTGAAATCTGCCCATTTAGTAACATCCTGCGCGATAACACCACCAATAGCGTTATAACCTTTTTCAAAAGCGACAAGGAGCGCTTTTGGGAACTGGCAAGCCGCAGTTGTTTTACCAGACTTTGGCTTACCATACAAAAGCACATACTTACCTTTGAGGTCACGGCTAATGACAGTGGGCTGTAAATTTAAAAGGTCAATAGCCATAGTTATTTACCTCAAAATCCGAGGTCCATTGCTCTTCTTGCCGCACCGGTGTTATTCATCGGAGAGGGAGCTGTCTTTGTAACAGGCTTGTTCTTTGCCTTTTCGCGGTCAGCTTCGAGGCGCGCCTTACGATTTGCGAGCGCGTTCTGAATGTCTGCCGCATCAAAAGCGAGAGTTTCGTCGAGAGGATTATCACCACCAGTGATCACAAGGTCACTGACAGAAACCGTACGACTATTCTCAATCGGCTCACCAAAACCACTCTGAATCTTTTCCTTAATTGTGGTAGAAGTGAAGTTCAAGCGGCCGTGCGCCGGAACTGTATCACCCTCGGCCCAGAAGTCATGAACTGCATCCACAACATTCTTGTTCGCGCAATAGAACTTGCAAATGTTAAGTGTATCGTTGTAACCAACAATAATACCCTTAACATAATACTTATCATTACCGAACTGGTCCTTAACATTCTCACCATTTGCATCAACTTCATAGCCCTGCTCTGCAACAACAAATTCGACATCGAATTCGGCCTTTGGTTTCATTTCGTCTTTCTTTGTGATGCGGCTGATGAATGAAGTATTGATGCGTGGGAATGAGATAAATCTACCATTCTGATCAAAGTACTCATTCATACGAATGTCACCAGAAGTAATACGAACACAGTCTGCTGTATCAATACTACCAGTTGACGCGATAGACTGATACTCAGTCATTGCGCGCGCGAGTGACTCATATGCGGGATTCGGTTCGCCATTATTCTTAAATTTATTAGCGAAAACATAAACTGGAATTTCATTGTCAATCGGAACACCATTAATCGTGTTCTTGACAAGAATCTTGATGTCGCCGTGGATTGTCTCCATGGTTGCGCCATTCTTAGTATAAGAACCTTCCTTCAAATTGTTTTCTGATAAAATTCCTTCAATAAATACCTTATTCTTTGCTTGTCTCATTTAAATTACCTCATTATTTTTTAGGTTCTTAATAAAATAGAGAACGGGGAATCCCGTTCCCTATTTTTATTCAAAAGTTACAAACGAGTTTTAATTACTCAGCGTCGGGTACAAAATTCTTACCTGCATCGGTAAGGAAGACATACTTCTCAGGCTTTTCCTGACCTTCAACAGGAACCTTCTCATAGTCAACGAGACCCTTCGCACGTTCGCCCTTTACACCAAGAGTGGTAATAACGGGATTGAGATGCTTTGCATCATCATTGAGAGCCGCACAGAGCTCTGTCATGGAAACACGACCACCATTCGCCTTCAAGTAATCAACAACCTTTGTCTGCTTTTCTGTAAGTTTCATAATTTTTTTCTCCTATGTTTTATATATGTTTTTTATTTTTGCCATTTCATTTTGGAATGGCGACCATCGAAAGCAATCTTTCTTTCACTTTCTATATATATTATATCAAAATTTTTTGATATTTTCAAATTTTCGAACACATTTTTCAAATTTTTTCTATCGTCACCACTTGTTCAAGCGGTTTAAGTTTTATTGTTTTAACTCCTTGCGCCGCGCGTGACGATAACGGGATTTCTGCTGCGGATAGTCTAATTTGAGAAACATTTGATGTTACAATAACTTCATCTTGTGCGCGGAGCGCTGTAAAAGATACTACTGCATCATCAGCAGTTAAACCTTGAATTTTACTACCCTTAGTCCCTTTATTAGTATAACCGAAATCACTAATAGGACTTTGTTTTGCCAAGCCCTTTGCAGTAACAGAAACAATAGTTTCAGTATCTGCTGGAATGGCTCGCGCGCACTTAACATATGCGCCTGGATTTAATTTCATACACTTCACACCGCGCGAAATACGACCAATGGCACGCA